ATAATTGCCTTCCTGAGCGGTCAAAATGGAGCGTGCAGCTTGCTTGATATTCGCGCGGTCATCATCTGAGATCGTGCCTTCTGCAGTCCGACTGACCGATAAATGACCGGCTGCATGCTCGAAGCCGATGCCTTGGATTACCTCGAGTCCATACTTGATGCGCTCGAGCCGCCATACTGCCTGCAGGGGAGAGTTTCCTTCTGGATTGTTTGGATCGCCGAAGGTCATATGCAATCCATGTGACAGAGGTAGGAGCACCGGAGGAGTTGGAAAATCCTGCTGCCACATGCCTGTCATGCGCTTCTTCGAATTGAATTCCCAGCGTTGGAACGAGTTGGGATCTCGAGGTGACAACCTGCGCAAGCCGATCAGTCCATCATCTGCCTGCGATCGCCAGGTGTCTTCCGGGTCCGGAGGGATCCAGCCTTCCGCGCGAAGTGCCGGCACCGCGTCCCACCAGAACCAGCCATCGAACGGGACGCGTGAGACCATCGTCTCGATCAGCTCACCGAAGCCACCTTCCATATTCTCGAAGTCGGAGAAGATGAAATCCTGATATCGCTTATCGTCGTCTGAGGGATTTTCCGGAAGTTCCACGATCGGAGAAATGTTTCTGCCCCAGGCTGTGAAAGCGCGTGTAACCATCACGATCTCGGGCATCGATGTCCGGATGCGGGAATAGAGTGGCGCCACACCTGGCCAGAAGAGTGAGGAGTTATACGCTTCACTGACAAAGCCACCATACGCTTTGAGTCCAGTGCTGCCGAGTTCCTCCGCCTGGTTGATCACGATTCGTACTTCAGCTGGTTTCTCTGCCAACTCAGCGGCGTGTTGTCCATTGCCATTCGATTTGCTATTTGCCATTTCAGCTCCTTAGTTCCACCGGTATTGGGGCGGCGGGTTCTCGATCAGGTATTCAACTAAAAACAATGGATAGGTCGTATCTCTCCAGACGATTTGACCTTTCTCATTGACAAGTGCGATCAATTGATTGAGATAAAAAACAGTCATTACACCACTGGCGATCACGCGCGGCCAGCCAATATAGTGGGCTCGAAATCGTTTTAGGTCCATCGGCTTTGATACTCCTCGACGTGCTCACCGCCTGCACCAGCCCAATTCGTTTCGATGGTAACGAGCTCATTGAATGCACCGCTTGATGCATCCATGATGTCATCGTGGGGGAGGTCTGGTTGCCCATGCATATGATTGAGCCACATATCATTCCAGGATCCGCGCAATAGCTTTACATTACCGGCCAGTGATTGCGCCGCCAGTGCCTTGGCGCGTGTGATCTTATCTCCCTGGGGCTTGATGCCGCGTCCGTCATAGCCGACCAACATGGAAACGATATGCACGTTATCTCGTTTGCCACTGGCGCCGCCTTCCTGCTCCCAGCGGACCGCCACTTTCTTGCCGTCCTGGGACGCTGTGTTGTTCATGGCTTCATCTGTTTTGGCAGGATCGATCTGATCCGCTGTGCAATCCAGGATGTAATACGTGCTTTTGAATCTTCCCATCTTCACAGAAGCTGTGAAGTCAGGATCTGATTTCTTCATTTTCTTCTCACTGGCTGCCAGGTCCCAGAAGCGCAGGACAGTCATGCCAGCCGGTGCAGCATCGACGATCTCGAACCAGGACTTATTGAAGACCTTGCCGGCTGCTGGCATGATCTTCCAGTTGCCACCGCGATGGCGATCGCCGAGCAACCGTTCCCGGTCCACATACGAGAGTGCCTGCAAATTCGCCAGGTAATTTGGATCCTTCTGCAAAAGGATCTCATTGTCATACACCGTGGAGACGACAAAGGTCACGCTCTTGGCGATGCTTTTGGGATGGTCGCGCTCGAGTTCTTCACGCGTGTCACCCCAATACGTGACGTCATTCTCGTTGACCATCCAGCGGATCACACCACTGCGCTCGAGATTAGCATAGCCATCATCGTCGATCCACCAGCTGAGGAAATTGGCGAGCCAGCCAGGCTCCGGATTGCAGGACGCGCGCATATAAGGCTGAATGCCGCACGTGGACCGGTTTCGGCTGAGCATATAAAAGAATTGTTTCTCTGTGAAAGTTTCTAGCTGATCGAATTCGATAAGTGCAATCTGAGCACCGCGCCACTCTCGAAGAGTTGCCTCATATTGTAGGTGAGCGAATGAGACTTTAGCGTCGGATGCGAATTGGTAATAATGTTCGTTTTTGTTTGGCTTGCCATTGAGCAATGGATAGATATTGCCGGCTTCATCCCACAGCGCGCCTTCTTTGGTGATTTCTGGAATGGTCCGCCTGAAGATCACGGCGCCGAAGTCTTTATTGCCGATATGCCGTAAAGGTTCCAGGAGAAGAGACCAGGTCTTGCCCCCACCAGCTGCACCACCATAAATGACAATGTCCGCCGGCGAGCTCAGGAAACGTTCCTGTCTGGGCTGTGGTCGGATATCAATTATTTCGGGTTCAGCGAGCATTTTGATCCCTGCCATTGTTGGGCATATACACGTTCACAATCGGCTGAATGGGATTCCCTTTTTCGTCCCGATCGAGGAATAAGCTGTGATGCTTGCCGAGTAACTCAAGCGCTCGCTGAGGATCATGAAGTTCAACTTCGACCCATTCACCTTCCCACTCTTCCTGCAGTTCTCCCTTTCCACGGATCTGCCGTTCGCGTTTGGACTTGATCTTCTTGATCAGGTGCAGGTGTTTGAGAGCTTCCTGATCCGAGAAATCAAAATAGACAAAGCCATCATCGTCGATTCGAATAAAAGGGTAATGTGTGGCGCGCGCCTGGTCGGATAAGCGCGCAATGACTTCCTCGCGCGCCATACCCTTAGCTTTTTCAAGTTCGGTGATTCGTTCTCGGATGTTAAGTTTTGACAAGTTTTGTGATGCGATCGTCCTGGCTGTTCGCTTGGAATATCCCGCGTGAATAGCCGCCCTGGTTGCGTTCCAATCGATCACATATTCCTTGCAGAACGCTTCTTCTTTAGCTGTGAGCTTCTTACCCTTGGGCGGTTTTGGCATTAGAGATACTTCTCCACGAGCTTCACAAAGCGTGGACCGTTGAACGGTTCGCCGATCAGCCGGGTCCGCCAGTCGGCGATCTCGCAGTCGGACTGCACTGCGCGCTGGAAGAGGGCAGCTACATCGTCTGCAGCCAGGATGTCAAATGGATACATCAGCAGATCTTTGTACTTTTTCCAACTGCGAGCATATTGAAAATCACGGTGTTCCTCACAACCCATTCGAGGCGGGACATCTTCACCCATCATGATCACGGGCACTCCGCGCGCGATGGCAATGTAAGCAAAGGTCTGGTGAGCGATCACCACGTCTGCGTCGTCGATCTGGGCATAGGACTGATCCGGGTCACCTTCGATGTAAGTGATGCCATCTTCTTTCCAGATCCCATTCTTATCAAGTCCGCGCAGATATCGAATCGTCAACTCAATCTCTCCGGACCGCACCAGCGGCAGGAGCTTCCGGAGGGTATCCGCATTGATCTTTCGATCACCAACAGAGAGAGTCCCATTGGAATTGGGATGGATCGGAGCAAAGAGCACACGCCGGGCACTTGTACGCGGTTCGAAGGGTTTCATCGGGCACAGATGCCAGCCCATCACCTCGAGCGGATAGGGAAGTCCGATCGAGCGCATGATCGGCACGTGCCCGGCAGCTGTGATGTAATGAGCATCAATATAAGGAGAAGGGGGATAACCAGGAAAATCATTGAAGAGTGTTGGACGCGCCGCATGAGGATAGAGGAAGATCTTCTTTCCGCGCTGGTGGAAGCTGGCAAGGATCTTGGCGCGCGCAGGGACATCGGAATCGGAGAAGATCACGTCCGCCCGGCCCAGCTGAGCGGTCCAGTTCCAGCCTGCCTGCTGAAGGGCACGGACCAGAGCCGTGCCCTTGTTTTGGTGATTGAACAGATAGAAATACACGATCGATCCTGGGATTGCCGTTTCCGTCGTAACGCTTATCGGGACCGGCGCATTACCGCATTTTGGAACATATAGGTATTGCGGAAACTTTCAGCATGGTCTCGAGCGAATCGGAAGCCAAGTGGAACACC